GTTAGTACTTCTGATATTTCGGTTATTCTGTTTTCAAAATATAAAATGGAGCTAGATACAGACAAGCCTATCGATTTGAACATAGCAGATCTTAAAAAGGTACTGAAGGCCTTTGACTGTATAGGTTCAAATAGTTTTACGTTAAACATAGATACAAATAACATATGTTATAATGGTACAGAGATACGATTTAAGTATCATTTACTTGAAGATGGAATTATTACGAAACCAAAAATTAACTTACAAAAACTTGGTAGTTTGGAGTTCCCTGTCATCTTTCCAATTCAGTATAAGAGTTTGTTAGAATTGCTAAGAGGGAGCACCTTTGCTACCGAAAGTAATAAGCTTTATATCTACACTGAGAACAATAAAGTTTTTGGCGACTTAACTGATAAAGCCCGTCATAACGTAGATAGTATGTCCATACCGTTAAGTGAATATCACGGTACTAGCTTTCCAGGACTATGCTTGAACTTTGAAATAATTAGAATAATTAGTGGTGTGAAGGTCAAGCAGTTAGAATGTAAGATAAACCCAAAGCTAGGAGTGGTATTATTCCAGGCAACCGATAATATAGTACATACCCAATATATTGCATCTACCTTAGTCAAATGAGTAATCCGAAAAACAAAATTCGCACACCCAGCTATTTTATGAAAAGGCTTAGGGATAATGGGTTTATAGTTCTTAAGATTTTTAATTCATACGGAGAGCATGACCCAAGACGATGGACAGTTTTAGTCGACCCCGGGACAACTAGCGTATATGTTACATGTTACCATAATAAAGATTTTCTCAATGAAATTATGTTTGAATTTAATGACGGCGGTATAAGATTTGTAAAGAATTTTAGCATTAAAACTGACAGCATAGAGGTCATAATCTCTCACTTATTAGAGAGAGGCGTTCAAAACAATTCTAAGAATAGTCCGTTTTACACAGCAAGACCTAAATATAATAGTGAAACAACCACAACAACCTGATGATATGAATAGGGACGATAAGCTCCAAAAATTAGTTAAAACTGATAAGAAGCAAATTGAAGAGCTCTTAAGGTCCGCTATGCAAGATTATCTCAAGTATCAAACAAGTGCTCGGACAGAAAAGACTAAAAATATTAATAATTTAGTCAATTTGATTTCCGAATATTTGGGCGCGTTTATTATTGTAGGATACGATATGACAGGTATGCCTGTTAATCTTATACATGCTAAAAATCAAATGGATGCTGATGCATTAACCACAGCATTTAATAAATTTATTTTTAGTACTCTTAATAGTCGCGACGAATGAAATCAGTTTTACTTCTAGGAAGAGGCTATATTGGCCGGGGGTTAGAGGAATATTTACGGCTAAGAAACGTACAGGTTGATTGTCTTTCTCGAGGTATGTTAGATTATACAAAACCTACTGCTCTACAACCCTATCTTCATGAAAATAAAAACAAGTACGATGTGGTAATAAATTGTTCTGGCTATACAGGGACACCTAATGTAGACGGTTGCGAGCTCAATAAAGAGGACTGTTGGTTCTGGAATGTTATAGTACCTAGAAATATTGTTCTTTGTGCAAATTTTTTTGAAATTCCTTTAATACAGGTTAATAGTGGCTGTATCTATAATGGATATGATAAAGAGTATACTGAGGAAGATACACCTAATTTCGGTCTTTTTAGTAATGAGAGTAGTTTTTACAGTAAGACAAAGCATGCTTGTGAGTCTATATTTCAAAACTGTCATGCATATAGTTTAAGAATTCGTATGCCGTTTGAAGGAGAATCTAATAAAAAAAATTATTTAAAAAAGCTTTTAAACTATAATACCTTAATAAGTCAAAAAAATAGTCTTACTAGTGTGTATGATTTTTATGGCTTTATTTTAAAATTATTATATGTTCTTAACACTATACCTGCAGGCCCTATAAATGTGGTAAATTCAGGTAGTATAGACGCAAAAGAAATTGTAGAGATGTTACGAAAAAAAGGTATTAATAATCCTGATTGGACCTTTATTGAACCGAACGAACTTAATACACCTGCCCGGCGGAGCAATTGCGTTCTTAGTACAGCTAAGATACATACCCTGGGCATTCAGCTCCCCCCTGTCCATGAATCACTTGAAAGAGATATTTCAAAACTTGCTATCAGTATCTAAAAAAATACCAGTAACAAGGGGTATTTATGCAGTCAATAGCGGTCAGTTTGCCGGGGAGTTTTTCGTCTTTATTCAGAAAAACGATTTAAAACAACAATACTGTTTTCTTAGTATGCCTAAAATGGATAATCGTGAAGTACCTTACGATTCCTTTACCACCGGTATAAAAAATAAAATTATTACCTATATAAAGAGTTTACCTCGACCGGTTTATCAGCTTTGCGAAACACAATATAAGAAAAACTTAGCCACCGGCGGCTATAAAATTAATACCTTGCAAAGCAATAAGAAATAATAAATATAGTATGGATATTGTTCGCCCATGTAAAATTACAAGCCCTATTAGCGGTCAACCCGTTGAGCCCCGAATTATTGAAAAACGTGTCGGTAATAAAATAGTAAAAGAAGCGCATTGGTTTGATCCGGCTAGTGGTACTTTTATACGAAGAGGGGTAGTTAGTGTAGAAGATGTGCCCCCTACTCAAACTTCCGATAGTAAGCAGTAATAGATTTTTTTAAATCTGTATTTATAATAAATTGTGCAGCTGAGTGAGGACTATATTGTTACTAAATTCTACCAGTATGCTGGCTATCCCAAATACAATAGACTAACCAAGTCTTATAACGGGGGCTGTCCAACATGCCGGGAAGGTAGCTCTTGGGGAAAGAAAAGACGGCTATACTATATACCTAAAAAGAATTTAATATTTTGTCATAACTGTGGGTTAAGCCTAAGACCTGGCAAATGGATTCAGCAAGCCTCAGGAATGAATTACGGTGAAATATTAAAAGAAAATAGTCATTTTAGTAATACCGAACATATAGAAACTGTACAGGATACACCATCTTTACCAACGGAAGATTTACCTAAAGACTCAATTAATTTATTTGATTCAACCCAATTAAACTTTTACAAGGATACTCCTATTTTAACTAAGGTAATAAAAACAATTCAAGACCGTCGGTTAAATACTGCAGTCAATAAGCCTAAGACGCTTTGGCTAAGTCTAAATGACCCGGTGCATAAGGAAAGACTGGTTATACCGTTTTATGGGATTACAGACAAAATAGAGCATTATCAAACCCGTACAATAACGGAAAAACCTGGAACAAATTATCCCAAATATCTATCTAAGCAAAATAGTGAAAAGACTTTGTTTGGTATTAATAATATAGATGAAGAGAACAAATATATCTTTATCACAGAAGGCCCTATAGATGCATTCTTTCTAGAAAATGGAATAGCAGTAGCTGGTATAAACGAAAGTAGTAAAGCTGTCTTTACAAAGAAACAAGAAGAACAAATTAAAATGTTCCCACTCCATGAAATTGTCTGGGTATTAGATAACCAGCGAATTGATAAAGCTAGTAGAAAGAAAACTTTATTCTTACTTAAACAAGGCTACAAAGTATTTCTTTGGCCAGAAGAGCTAAAAAACTATAAAGACCTTAATGAAGTTTGTGTTGCAACAAAACTAGATAAAATATCAACAAAATTTATATTAAAAAATACTATTTCTGGTATGCGAGGAATATTAGCAGCTACCCAGGTTTAGGACTCGTCCCCAGAGATTAAATAGCCTTTAAATGATTCATTTAAGGAACTAAGTTCCATGGCAACCCGGGATATTCTTTTCTTTTCGCTATTGGCAATCTTTTCGAACAAAGTATCACAAGGGCTTTCTGCCAGTTTAGATTGTATGCTTTCACCGTTAGTACCGTTTAGAAACTCTACAAATTCTGCTACTTTTTGTATCCATCCTGTTAATGTTTGTTTTTGTGCAGCTACAAATGTTTGACGAGCTTGAGCTATTTGGTCAGGTGGAGTCTGCGCATCTAATGCTTTAGGATCTGTACCAGCATCGAGTTGGGTTTCCATTGCCTGTGCATCCGTAGGAGTTTCAGTCCCTGGTTGATCTGCTTCTAGAATAGACAAAAACCTTTTCTCAAATAAACTCATAAAGATATTTATACTTAATAGCGATAATTTATAAATAATAAAGTGAAGAAAACACCTTTAGTCATAAGTGAAGATTCCATTAAACTTTATAATAAGTGGGTTTCCGGTATAGCTAAAAGAGATCTTCAGCCTGAAGTAATTACCGTTAATGATATTATTAATAGATTTAGAAACCGTTACGACAAGCCTAAGATATTGCCATACCCGTTAGATAGAATGTTAGATTTTATAGGTGATTTGTTTGTAAAATGTGCCGATCTACGCCGTACTCTTGCATCCAGCGTCAACAACCCTCTTATAAAAGATAGTAAGGAAAAGATACAGACTGTAAGAGAATTAAACGAAAAAATACAAGATGTACAAGACCGAATACTTTCATGTACTGAAGAGCTAAACAAACTAGTTGAAAAATAATTAGTTATATACTAAAATCATTAGATGTTACGGCGTATAGTTTTTAGCCTAGGCCTGACAGCATTAGTTGCTGGGGTGTGTGCATGGCCTTTGACTTTTTTAGGGGTTCATTTTTTAAGTGGGTTAGGATTTTTTATTGCTCTTCAATTTGTAGGGTTTTACTTTTATAGTGATTATACAAAAAGGCAGACTCTTATAGAAGAAGAAAAAATTATAGCGTTTAGAGAAGCAGAATTAAATAAGCAAGGCGCAGAAGTTGTTTGTCCTTGTGACCGGGGAATAAAAAGTTTTGTACCTATTTCAATTAATGAAACCAATGAGTATCAGTGCCCGGGGTGTAACAAGCCAGTACATGTTTTGGTAAACTTAAAAACCGTACTAGCCACAATACCAGTAACCGATACGTTGGAGGATGTAGTAGTAAATACACTTAAAAAATGATAGAATATACATTAAGACCTGCAAGTCAAATTATGCCAGTTTCCGGTTATGAAATGCCTACTGGGCTTCCAAAAATACAAAACGAAGCATTAGATTTCTTTTTTAAGAAAGGCCCGTTAGCATATAAACTGTACAAAAATGCATATGCTATGTCCTTTACAACAGCAAATAATCCAACAACCTTTTTAGCTAATTTTTTTAATATATTAGAAGAGTCATTAAAAATACAGTTAAAGGAAAAGAATGATATTTCACCAGAAAAAACTATTGCAATAAAAAATGCTTTTGAAATTATTCAGAAAACTCTTATATTGTTAGATAATACAGCCGTAAAGATTGATATTGAAACATTATATGCAAGTTACATTGCCTTTATACTTGGTAAATTAAAATGAAGTATTATGTAACTACGGGCAATTGGGACTTAACAGTTTCATCTAATGATATAATGGAAGCGGCCACCGTGGCTATAGAAAAGATTTATAAAAAGAAGGGCATCTTTAGTTTTGGCGCAGTAACTATGGTTTGGGACCAAGAGAGTAAAAAAATAAACCAAAAAGAAAATCAATACTATATCTACACCCCTACTATACTAGCTAACGCTGGCAGATATAAAGAGGCAGATCAAATGAAAAAAAACATTGACCTGTTGATGAAAAGCCTATAATATAACTTAATGAACAAAGATTTTATCGTAGTCAAAGGTAACAAGGAAATAAAACTAAAAAAAATAGAATATGCACGGTGGTTATGTCTACTAGAAGCAATAGATATTATTGAGAAAAAAGCTGATGCTTTAAAATTAGACACTATAAGTGATGATTTTTGGGTTAAACCATTAGCTTTTCAAAAATATATTGATCAACGTCTTGAGACTATGATGCTTGATATTGATCGGGAAGAGTTCAATATGTCTGTAAAAGAATCTCTAGAAATTAATAAACCAGACTTACAGACTATTAGTAAAAATATTGTTGAAGAAGAGACAGAAGAGGCAATTGAAGAAGATATTGATGTACCTGAAGAGGTGTTTGCTTAATCGTAATAGCCACCATAAATTTCGGTATTATTTACTGCCATATTAAACACCTTATTCACACTAGTAGTGTCTGCATCCCCAGGATATGCGCTGGTTCTAACACCAAATGTTAAATCACTACTAATTGAAGTAGTAATAGTTCCATATCGATTATCATCATGGACTTGAGCGCTTCCGCGCTCTGGGGTAATATTGGGTTCAAAGGAGTAATCAAATCTCTTAGCTCTTAATCTCCACACATAGTGGCCGGCTAAGGGATTTATTTCATCATTATCTTGGTCTAACCGTTCAGTAATTTCATATAGCCTACCATCTCTTTCACCTGGCCTGTCATTACCGTACTCAACCAATTTAAAGATATCTCCAGACTTAGGCTCAGAGTCAGGAGGGTAAACTGCGTAGAAACTACTAATGTGTATATAAGCTGTACAATTTTCATCACTCATATATCCAAACTTGCTTAATATGAGTGCGTTTTCACTTAGCTTTACTAGCATAATCATAGGCTGGGGATTTTCATACCGAGCTGTAGGTTGTTCACCGTAAATATTATCTGCAGAAAGTAAATTAACAGTACTTCTATAGTATAGTGTGTTTTGACCGTATATATCTATTTGCTCTCTCCAGTAGTTACTATATAACTGTCTTTCGCACTCATTGTTTTCTTTATCAGTAAATCTAAGGGTGCTAGTGGTATATTGAAGAGGGTATTTTCTGATACAATTTACCCCTGTGTATTTGTCCATGCTGCTCATTTTTCTATTACATATCCCCGAGCATGAGGATCAAATTTGAGTACTATCCCTGTATTACCCAATCTCTTAGGTCCAAGTGAATTTAACCTAGATATTCCAAATTGTTTTGAAATTTTTTGTACTTCGTCTTGATTTAACACTTTCCTGCCATTGGTAGATTTTTTTAAATCTTCTAGGGATTGGATTGCTTTAGGATCAGGTCTATGCATGTCAGGTACAGTCTGTGCATATTTTCTGAAGCCTGGATCTTTTATAATTTTTCTATGTCTTTCAGTTGGTTTGTCTAATTTAAAGTTTGGGCCAATATTATGTGACAAAGTTCCTGAATTCCATGTAGTAAACTCGTTAACACTGTCTTCGTTTAATAATTTAAAGAATATAGATGAAAATAAACTCACTTATTATTTATAATAAAAAAGCCGTCATTACGACGGCTTCTCTATTTAAAGATTTACTCTTTATTATTATTTAAAAAGGTCACCAGGCTTGTAACCGGGCGCGTTAACCTTATTATTCTTACCTGTCAAGGAATGACCCTTGCTGTCAGGTAGTGCAACAGGCTTTCCATCGCTTCCACCGGTAGCATCGCCAGAAGCTTTGCTGCTCTTAACATGGCCTAGTTTACCAGCAACTTTATTGTTTTTACCGGTTAGTGCTTGACCCTTACTGTCAGGAAGTTCTTCAATATCAGTAGCCTCGCCAGCAACTTCTTCATCTTCGTCTTTCTTGTCTTCGTCTTTCTTGTCGTGCTTGGCTTTGTGCTGTTCATCTTCTTCTGCAGCAGGGGCTTGCTCGTCTTCTTCGACATCACCTTCAGAACCGCTTTCATCCTCAACCCCACCGCCTAAAACATCAGAGAGCAAATCATGTAGTTTCTGGGCAACATCGCGAGAAAGAGTAAGAGTTACATCTTCGCTGCCGGTGTCAACGTCACTGGCCTTATCACCGGCTTCTCCTTCAGGACCGGCTTCAACGCCAAGATCAATGGCATCATCCTTCATTACATCTTCATAAAGTTTATCAAATATCGATTTGCTCATATTATTATTTATATTCTTTTGCTCATTTTTTTCAAGGGCCGTAGAATATTTTTGAGGTTCGTAATGATTATTCTTTTTAGCAGTCTTTGGGTCAACAATATCCTTTTTAAAACCTTCTGCAGATTCTGGCCCAGAATCTTTATGTACAAAAGCATTTTTATCAGATCCCTTTGCTACAATCTTCTTAACATTAATTTTTTTATCTTCAGCTTTAGGGTAGGTGTTTAATTTTTTAACTGCTTTCTCCTCAACAACTTCTACGGAGGGTTTAGCTTGTATTTGTTTCATAGCTTCATATACCAGGCCAATATCTTTAATGCTTGATACTCTTGTCATGTAGTTATTTATTCTTTATGTTTGAATTTCTCCGATAAATATTTAAAATGGCTGACAAAGAAAAGTTTTATCTTGGTAATCAAAATCTTCCTACCACGGATACTAAGTTCGAATATACCCCAGAAATGGTGGCAGAAATTAAAAAATGTAAAAAAAACATTTTACATTTTGCAGAAAATCATTTTACCATTATTAATCTAGACCGCGGTAAAGAAAAAATTGTTCTCTTTCCATGTCAAAAGAAAGTTCTTAGAAGTTTACGGGATAACAGGTTTGTAATATTACTATCAAGCCGTCAAGCAGGAAAAACGACGTTAATGACCATTTACTGTTTATGGAATGCTTGCTTTAATGATGATCAAAGAATTTTATTGGTGGCCAATAAAGAGCAAACCGCAAAAAATATTTTTAAAAGAGTACGCCTGGCTTATGAACAATTACCTAACTTTTTAAAGCCCGGGGTGGTCGAGTATGGACAAACTAGTATGACGCTGTCTAATGGTAGTAGCATTGGTATTAGCACTACCAGTAGTGATGCGGGAAGAGGCGAATCTGTAAACATTACAATTCTAGATGAGTTAGCATTTATCGATTGTATACATGGTGATGAAAAAATTGAAATAAAGAATTCGTATACTGGTGAAATAAAAACCCTTACATTAAAAG